AATTAGAAAAAATAACAAAGAAGCAAGAGCATCATTTCGTGCTAGACACAAATGTGATTCTGCAACAGATAAAACTACGCCTAGGTATTGGAGTTGTAAAGCATGGTAAAAGTAAAAGGTGTTGATGTGTCTAAGTTAACTAAAAGACAACAAGCAACTATGAAAAAACATGCTAAACACCATACAAAAAAACATATACAATACATGACTAACTCTATGAAAAGAGGTAGTACTTTTACTAAAGCACACAAGAATGCTCAAAAAAAGGTAGGTAAATAATGGCAACTAGAAAAGGTTTATATCACAATATAAACAAAAGGAAAAAAGCAGGAACAAGTAGGTCAAAAAAGAACTCTACTATTAGTGCTAAAGCATATAGAGAAATGCAAAAAGGTTTTCCTAACAGCAAAAAAAATAAAGCAAAACGCAAGTAAAATTAATGCAAGTAACCTGTCCTGCTTGTCAGGAATATTTGCAGGTGGTTAGGTCAAAATTAAAGTGCAAAAACAAAAAGTGTAAAAATTATGGTAAATAAAAAATTATGTTATGCAGCAGGTTGTTTAAGACCTTTGCCACCTAAAGCTAGTAAGTATTGCAGCACTAGATGTCGTAATAGAATATCGCAACAAAAGAAAAGAGCAAAAGCAAAAGGTATAGAGTGGACACAAAAAGATGATGTTGTTAATATACCTAGCCAAAAAACTGTACAACAACGAAGAGGTAAAGTCTATACAGATTTAGTTGAGTCAGAACTAGGTATGCAAATACTACAAAAAAAATTAACTATGTCTGAAGTTGCAAAGATACTAGACACATCAGTTGCATCAGTATCTATGGCATACAATGCTTTTGTAGAAGATACAGAAATAAAAGAATTACAAAAAACTTGGGAAGTACCACAAGTTGCAAAAAAAACATTAGAAGATTTTAAAGATTTTAGAGATAGATATTTTGAAACAGAACAAGGTGTACCATTTGAAACACCAGAGTTTCACATTAAGTGGATAGAGTCTATATTGACTGCTATAGAAAATGGTGAACAGCACATGATATTGTCACCACCTAGACATGGTAAGACAGAATTGTTAATACATTTTACTGTATGGCTTATCTGTAATAATCCAAACATAAGAATATTGTGGGTTGGTGGTAACGAAGATATTGCTAAAAACTCTGTGTCTTCTGTAATGGACCAGTTAGAAAATAATGAATTATTAATAGAAGAAATATGTGGACCAGGAGCAAAATTTAAACCACAAAACAGAAGTGGTAAGGCGTGGTCATCTACTGAGTTTACTGTAGGCACTAGAACAGTTACAGGTATTAAATCACCTACAATGGTAGGCATTGGTCGTGGTGGTAAGATATTGTCAAGAGACTGCGATATTATTATTGCTGACGACATTGAAGACCACAGTTCTACTATGCAACCTGCGTCAAGAGAAAACACAAGAAACTGGTGGACTACAACATTGTCAAGTCGTAAAGAGGAACACACTGCAATGGTAGTTATAGGTTCAAGACAACACTATGACGATTTATATTCTCACCTTTTAGAAAACGAATCTTGGGTAACTACAGTAGAAGAAGCACATGATACAAGTTGTAACTTACCTGATTGGAACGAAGAAGAACATGAAGACTGTATGTTGTGGAAAGGTAAAAGAACTTACAAGTGGTTAATGGATAGAAAAAGAGCAGCAGAAACTACAGGTGGTAGAGCAATATACGAAATGGTTTATCTTAATGTAGCTATGCCAGATGGTCTTGCTTTGTTTGACAGAACAGAAATAGAAGCATGTAGAGACCAAAAGAGAGACATAGGACAGATACCACCAGGTACAAGACTTATTGCAGGATTAGACCCTGCGTCTACAGGTTACCAAGCTGCATTTTTGTGGGCATACAATATGGATGCAAACAAATTGTATATGGTAGATATGAACAATAGTTTAGGTGGAGGTATACCACAAGCATTAGCAGTAATTAAAGAATGGTGGAGTAAATATAATTTATCACATTGGGTTATTGAAGAGAATGGTTTTCAAAAAGCTATACGACAAGACAAAAGCATAAGAGAATTTGCATCAACACATGGTATATTTTTGGAAGGTCACGAAACATATAAAAATAAATTTGACCCAGTTTATGGTGTAACAGCTATGAGACCTATGTACCAAGAACAAATAATTTCTTTGCCATATCTTAGCTTTGAAGCCCAAGAGAAGGTAAACTTATATACAAGTCAGTTAGTATATTTTAGTTCTGCTAAAAATAAGAGCAAAAGTATTGGAACAAAAACTGACATAGTTATGGCAAGTTGGTTTCCAATGAGAGCTATAAGAAGAATGCAAAAAGAAAAATTTGCAGAATTAGGATATGAATATAGTCCTAGCTTTACTGGCTATGAATCTAGTAACATGGACTTAGATAACTGGAGATAAATGGTTTTAGATAACGACAAAATTTTTGACAGGATTGATTACTTAAGGTCAATCAACAATGACCAACTTGTAGATAGGTCAAGAATTAGAGACATTATGAATGGTGGCGAAGCTGCTGTTCGTGCATTGTTAGGTGATGCTATGAATGTAGAATATCACGAACTACCTGCACCTAATATGTTTTTAACTGCACTAGAAAGATTTGCACAAAAATTAGGTAGAAGTCCTGATTTAAAAATAGATATTATAAACGACAAAGATTCTGAAAGAGCAAAAAAGAAATCTGAAAAATTAGAACGCATAGTTATGGCGTATGACAAGTACCAAAAACTACACATGCAATTACCACAAGTTGGTAGATGGTTACCAGGTTATGGTTTTGTTGTATGGGTTATAAAACACAGAAGAGATAAAGATGGTAACCCATATCCTTATGCAGAACTAAGAGACCCATTTACATGTTATCCAGGATATTTTGGTAATGACCAACAACCAACAGAGATGGCAATTATTACTAGAGTTCCACACAAAGTATTAGCAGACCAATATCCAGAAGCTAAAAATATAATAATGACACAAGGTGAAGAAGAAGTATCACCATATTCTGTTTTATATAATTCATCAGACAGAATGGGTAGTTGGGCTAACTCAACAGGACATGGAAAAGTTGTAGTAGAGTATATGACCTCAGAAGGTACTTATGTATATTTACCAGAAAACAAAAAAACTATTGACTACATGGAAAATCCATTAAAGTCAGGACCATGTTTTGTTGTTGCTAAAAGATATTCATTTGACCAAATGCAATCACAATTTCAACACATTACAGGTCTTATGGCTAACATGGCAAAAATTAATATTTTGGGAACTATTGCTATGGAAGATGCAGTATTTACTGAAACAAACATTGTAGGTGAAATAGAATCAGGAAAATATCGTAAAGGTAGATTTGCTGTAAACTATTTAGCACCTGGCTCACAAGTGTCTAAGCCAGTCAATAATTTACCTTACCAATTATTTCAACAAGTAGATAGACTTGAAAGACACTTAAGGCTCGGTGCTGCTTATCCAGTATCTGATGATGGACAATCGCCAAATAGTTTCGTTACAGGTAGAGGATTAGAAGAATTAGGACAATCTGCGTCCTTGCATGTTAGAGAATATCAACAAGTATTAGCTGAAGCTATAGAAGAATTAGATGCTAAAAGATTAGAGTATGATGAATCAATGTTTAGCAATACAAGAAAACCTATTGCAGGTTATCACAAAGGTACTGCTTACAAAGAATCATACACACCAAGTTCAGATATAAAAGAATTTTATACAACAAGAAGAGTCTATGGTGTTATGGCAGGATTTGATGAACCACAAAAAATTATTACAGGTTTGCAATTAAAACAACAAGGTATTATTGATACGCAGACACTACAAGAGAACATGGATGGTTTAGACAATATAACAAAGATACAACAACGAATAAGTTCTGAAAAAGCAGAAACAGTATTGTTTGAATCTTTAATGGCACAAGCTGCACAAGGAGACCCTAAAGCAACTATGGCAGCTATTGAAATTAGAAAAAATCCACAGAACATGTCAAGTATATTAGATAAATACTTTACACCAGAAGAACCAGAAATGACAGAAGAAGAATTAGCATTAGCAGGTCAACAAGGTTTACCAGAAATACCTGCACAAGAACCAGATATTGCTACAGTATTAGCAGGACTTGCAGGAGCACCAGGACCAGGAGGACCAGGAATACCAGGAGGACCAGTATTACCAGGAGGACCAGTTGCCTAATATAAATAAAGAATTTTTTGATATTATAAATCAAGAAGATTGGGATTTAGATATTACAGAAGAAGAGATACAACCATTTGATGGTATTCTTCCACTAGGAGATATTGTTTTTCCAACACCAATTCCTGGTATATGGATTAATTTAAATTTAGGATTTGAGATAGAAAGACCAGAGGATTTAGATGGTAAGGAAATCTAGTAGTTTAAAAAAGAATACTGATTTAAAAGTAGATGGTGCGTATGCTGATATAGTTGCTCCTCCAAGAAAAGAAGGAGACCCAACAGGGCAAAGCACAGCATTAACAAATCAAGCAGATGCAATAAGTCCACTTGCACAAGAAGCTGTTAATACAGGTGGTATGTTAAATTATCAACCACAAGATATATTTAGACCTGCAGAAAATGAATTAGAAACAGGTTTATCAGATACTAACCCACAACAAATAGTGCAAACAGACCCAAACACAAATACACAAATATTAATTGATATGATTAAGGAACAATCCAACATAGCAAAACTGAGGTTTTAATGTTTGAACTTTGGCAAAATTGGAACTCTGACTGGACCAAAAAACATGAAGAAGGTCTAGCATACAATAAACAAAAAGACGCAGTAGCTAACACTACAGATGTAAGCTCAGTAGCAAATCAATTTAATATTTTAAAAGATTACACACCTTATGAATCAGATTCAGTTGTTGCTGCTGCTGCACAAATAGGTGTAACACCTAATCAATATTATGAAATTTATAGACAATCAAAAACTTTGTACAAAAAAAATGCAGATGGAAATTCTATTTTAGATAAAGCTAGAAATTGGATGGAAGAAAACAAAGGTGAAATAATGGCAGGGTTAATTGATGGTATGTATGAAACAACTATGCCTCATAAAAGAGCAACTAAAGGTATAAAAGAATTTTTCTTTGTTGGTGTAGATTCTATAGCACAATTATTTGATAGAAGTGCATCTAACTTTGCTATTGCTATGGCATCTTATGAAGATGAAATATACAGAAGAAAAGGTGAAAGCAGAGAAGCAAATATAGAGTTTGAACAAAAAGGATTTAATAAAAATCAAAGAGAGTTTAGACATAAACTTGTACAAGCAGAAGCATTTATTAGAACTGCTGCAGGTTATGGTGTAGAACGATTAATGGTTACTGGAAACAAATTAGACAATATATTTTTGCCAGAAAAATATGAAGTAGACCCTTATGCTGTTACACCTTTTACAGATAGAGCTAATGCGTACTTAATGGCTAGAGGTGCAGTAGATGAAAATGGTGTACCACTTATGCAACAATCAGATGCTGTGGCTCTTTATAATGCTATAAAACTAGACGCTATGGATGATGTTGCACAAATGAAAAAACAAGGTAAAGATGTAAATACACAAGATTACATGGATGCTCTAACAACTGCTTATGTAGATGAAGCTATAGGAGACTACCAAAGTGGTGCAGGTTTTATGGAATGGTTTAATTTTTCTGATGCAGTAGTTGAAAACAGAATTAGAAATGAAATGTTAGAAGAGTTTCAAATAAGCACTAATGTAGGAGACTTTGCATCTTATTTACTTACAGGCAATATGCCAGGTAGGTATTCACCAGAAAATGTTTATTACGAAGCTATACAAAAAGAATATGATGACAAAATACTTGCTACAGAAATGGCATTTAGAGATGAAAAAATTACTGTAGACCAAAAAAATGAATACATAGCTAATTTAGAACAACAAAAAGATGACGCATTAAATGATATAGCATTTGAACCTAATAAAGGTGTATCAGGTGTATTAGGTGGTATGTTAAATATGGTTAAGTATTACTGGACTGACCCATTTATTATTTGGGCTAAAGGATTTGGAATACTTGGTAGAGGAATAGAAGATGCTGCTGATGTATTTGCTAGTGCTCAAAAAAGAATTAAACAATGGATAGATGAAGGTGGAGGAGATGAAAAAGCGTTTTGGGCTCAACCAGAAAATGATGAAGTATTAGATGGTATATCTGATTTAGTAGTAACTGTAAATAATAAAGAGGGTTCTACAGCATTTTTAGATTATGTTAATTTAGGATTAAATGCAAAGTTTGCTGCTAAATTAGCAGATGCAACTGATGCACAAACAGTAAAACAATATTTAGTAGATGGTATAGACAAAGGTTACCTATCAGATATGGTGTATGGAGCACAGTCTATAGGTAATGCAGGTCAATACAGAATACAATCTAAAGTATTAAACAGTAACTTCTTAAAAGGATTAGCAGACGCTGATGTTGATGATGGTGTTACTGCAGCAGGTTGGAGAGGTGGTAGTAGAAAATCTAATAGTTTATTCCAAAATATAAAAGAATTATTTAATGGTACTGATGTTAGGTTAGCTGTAACAGGAGAAATAGATTTAAACAATATAAACGAAGCAGCTACATTGTTTGCAAGAATGGGTAATTTACTTAAAGTACCTGAAACTCGTTTAAACAAGTTGTTAACAGATTTTTATGCAGCAGTAGATGAAGGTCGTTATTTTGCTGCTCAAGAAATATATTGGGATGGTCTTATTAGAGGCGAAGGTGCATTGCAAATGAAATATTTGTATGGATTTAGTGATATGGAAATTGCAGACATGTTTGGAGCAATGGGTCAAAAACATAGAATGTACACAGACCAAACTGCAAGTTTTATGAATCCATCTAAAAACCCTAGGTTTTATGACCCAGATGAGATACATATTTTTGCTAAACGACAAGCAGAAGGACAATTTAAAGGTGATATACCACAAGAATTTTTAAAACAAACATTAGAGTTGTTTTCTGATTTTAAAATGAACACACTAGAAATACCTGACTTAATTACTTTAATAAAAGCTACAACACAAAAAAGAAGATTAAGAGCAAAAATGTTAATAGAAAAAGAAGGTATTGATAAAGTATTTGATACTGCTAGAAAAGCATTTGATGAAGGTAAGTCTGGAACATTTTGGGATGCAGACACACCATTAGGAAAAATAGTAAGTGAAGTAATGGATGAAGTTGGAGACCCAAGTGCTTTATTTACAAAAACAGAAAGTACTTTATCTGCTATAGAAAAAGGTGTGTTTGGTGGTGTAAGAAGTGTATTTTATCCACTACAGTTGTTATTTAGATTGTCTTACCCTGCAAAACTAGCACTAGAAGGTAACATGCGTGTTGCTATATTTGGTGCTAGGTCTATATTTAGAAGCCCTATAGGTTTCTTTAGACACATGCTTAATGACCCAGATGGTAACTTAGCAAGAATATTTAACATAGATGTCACAACAAGTTTGCAAGGACCATTTGCTAAAAGAAGACCAAAAGAATTTGGTGGTAGTCTTGCAACATTAAATGACAAGTTACCATTATCTGTTAGAAAGTTTTTAGGTGTATTTACAGATAACTCAGAATATGGATTTGCAG